GCGGAGGTGGCGGAGGTCGCCCGGCAGTCGTTCAGGGAGGCGGTGGTGGCGTGGGAGGTGAACGGCCCCGGCCAGAGCCTGCAACGTGACTTCGAGGCGCAGCGGTTCAACAACGTGTGGAAGCCGAGGCGCGAGGGCAAGACGACGCACGGGATCGTGGATCGGGTCGGATGGGTGTCGAGCGAGCAGTCGAAGCGGCTGCTGTTGGGCAACCTGTCGCGTGCGGTGCAGCAGGGCGAGGTGATCGTGCCATGCACGGGGACGCTCGACGAGATGCTTGCCTACGTCCTTGACGGAAACGGTCGGGTGATTCCCGGCAGATTGCGGGACGAATCGACCGGGGCGAGGGAAAATCACGGCGACCGCGTGATCGCGCTTGCGCTTGCGTGGCTGGCGCTCGACGATGCCCCTGTTCCGGGCGACGAGCGTCCTGACTACTCTCCCGGCACTGCCGGGGATCTTCTTCGGCACTGGGAGGTCTTTCGATGATGATCTGCAACGCAGACCGTGTACGCGAGTGGCTGGACGACAACGAGGTCACGTCCCTGTTCGCGGACGGGCTGGACGATGCCGTCATCGGCATCACCCGCGACCTGAAGAGCGGCGCCTACCGGGTCGTCTACGACACCCACCGCGTCATCAACGTGCTGGTCAACGATCAGGGCATGGAGTACGACGACGCGGTGGAGCATCTGGAGTGCAACATCGTGGCGGCGTATGTCGGGGACAGCACCCCGGTGTGGCTGTTCCTTCCGAAGATCGACGAGGAGGACGACTGATGGCGAAGAGGAAGCAGGGGCCGAGCCTCGCGGTCGGCAGGGGCGAGAAGTTGCCCGTGTCGCAGGGAGCGGGTCTGACGGCCAAGGGTCGGGCGAAGTACAACCGCGCGACAGGGAGCAAGTTGCAGGCTCCGACGAAGGACAAGAACGATCCCCGCCACAAGTCCTTCTGCGCGCGCAGTCGGTCGTGGAAGGGTGAGCGCGGGATGGCCGCGCGGAAGCGATGGGGGTGCTGACGTGGCGAAGAACTCGCTGGTCGGGAACATCAACAAGCGTCGCAAACTTGGGATCTCGCGCCCCAAGTCCAAGTCAACCGTCAGCGCGAAGTCTTACGCCGCCATGAAGCGCGGCTGGAAGAAGAGCAAGTGATGCCGAAGGTCGGAAACAAGTCGTTCCCCTACACGAAGATGGGCAAGATGCAGGCCGCTGCCGCCGCGAAGAAGTCCGGCAAGCCGATGAAGAAGGCGAAGAAGAAGTAATGCCGTTCAAGTCGAAGGCCCAGCAGGGCTACATGTTCGCGCAGCACCCGCGGATCGCGAAGGAGATGGCTTCCAAGACGAAGTCCATGAAGCGCCTTCCCGCCCGCGCCAAGAAGACGGCCAAGAAGGCCGGACGAAAGGGCCGCTGATGTTCATCAAGATCCGGCAGACGTGGTTCCCGGTCGATTCGATCGACCAGATCGACGACATCGGCGGACGCCTCCGGATCCACCTCTCGACCGGAGTCAAGATCGACCTTGACCCGATCGAGGCGGAGAAGGTCGTCAGGCAGGTTCGCGAGATCAACAAGCCGCCCGCCGCGATGGAGGAGAAGGCGTCGTTCGCCGCCCTGACCGCGCGCGTGATGGGCGTCGAGGGATCCCTCGGCGCGCTCGAAGACCGCATTGAGGCCGTTCGCAAGGAACTGGAGAAGGATCGCAGGGCAACTGCGAAGGTGAAGGAACATGCTTGACTTCGGCAACATCGCGGCGATCCGCGACGAGATCGACCGTGCGGAGTACTTCCGCGACACGCATATGCACACGCCGAAGGAACTGCGCGAGTGGTTCTGCGGGCAGGGCTACCGCGACGGGTACGGGGCGGATCACCCGGAGAACGCGGTTCACTCGTACATCAGCATGGTGCTTCCGCGCATCATCCACGACAACCCGAAGGTTCGCGTGACGAGCGCGCGCCCGCAGGTGCAGCGCACCGCGTGCGTGGCGATCAAGTCGGCGCTGAACCGCTGGTCGAAGATGACCCGGCTCCGCGGCACCATCGAGCGGATCGCCACCGACATGCTGCTCGGCTGGGGCGTGGCGCTGACGGTGAACGAGCCGAAGGGCGCGGAGCGGAAGTGGGACGGCGACGGCCCGTACCTTCCCCGCGTCTACCGCATCGATCCTGCCCGCTTCTTCGTCGATCCTGCGGCGATGCACTGGGAAGAGGCACGGTACATGGGCCATGTCTGGGTGTGCGACAAGGAGGATCTGCTTCGCCGTGCGGAACTCGACGAGACGTGGAACAAGGAGGAGATCGAGCGTCTTGCGACCAACAACGGCGTGGACGAGTTGCGCGACAGCCGCGACATCCCGGAGAGGCGCGAGATCGCGATCTACGAGATCTGGGTTCCGGAACTGACGGACGCGGCGGCGGAACTGCTCGACGAGGCCGCGGATCAGAGCCTGTTCAACGGCTCGATCTACACGATCGCCAAGTATCAGGGCGGATCCGGGGATTGCCAGTGCGAGTTCATCCGCAAGCCGCTGCCCTACTACGGGCCTTCGTCCGGCCCGTACACGGTCTTCGGAGCGTTCAGCGTCCCGAACGACCCTTATCCGCTGTCCCCGATCGTCGCCTGCCGTGAGCAGATCGAGTACTGCAACGACATGGCGAAGAGCCAGCAGGAGAACCAGAAGCGGTACAAGCGGATGCTGGTCGGAGACGCGAAGAACCCGAAGTTCCTTCAGGACGTGGTCAACGCCCCGGACATGTACGTCTTCGCGGAGGCCGGGCTTGACGCCCGCAGCCTGCTTCCCGTCGAGATCGGCGGCTCCACGAACCAGCATATTCAGTCGGTGGAGACGGCCAAGGAGCGTCTGGACAGGGCGCTCGGGATGTCGGACGCCATGCGCGGCAACATCGCCGGGTCGGCCAGCGCGACGGAGGTCGCGGTGGCGGAGTCCGCCAGCACCATGCGCATCGCACATCTGAAGCGCGCCTTTCAGGACGCGATGGACACCGTCTTCCGCAACGTCGGGTGGTACATGTTCCACGACGGCAAGATCACCTTCCCGGTCGGCGGGGAGGAGACGAAATCCATCGGGATGGAGGATGCGGTGTTCGTCGGCGGGCTGAAGGTCGGGTCGTGGGAGGACATGCAGATCGACGTGGACGCCTACAGCATGGAGCGGACGAGCGAGATGCTTGCCCAGAAGCGCGCCATCGAGGCGTTTCAGGTCATCACCACGGCTGCGCAGGCCATGCCCGCCATGCCGTGGGTCAAGTGGCGCGACCTCCTGTCGTTCCTCGGGGACGCCCAGAACGTTCCACAGATGCAGGACTTCATCGACGAGCAGGCCATGCAGCAGGTGCAGCAGGCCATGTCCGCTCCTCCGTCCGGAAATCCGGCGGAGGGGGGTGTTGCTCAAACTGCTCCTTCCCCTTCTCCTACGGGTGAGCCACAGGCGGTTCCTGCGCGTGCGCAGGCAGCGATCGCCGGGGCTGCTGCGAGGATCTGATGCCGTCCTACGAATTCACGACGAACGAAGGGCTTGTGGTCGAGTGCGTCTTCGCGATGAGCGAGGTGCCTGCGATCGGCTCGACGTACCAGCATCCGACGCTCGGGCTGCTTACCCGCATCGCGTCATCGACGCAGGTCAGCCCGAACTTCACCACAGGAACCTATCCCTACGTCAGCCGCGCCCTTCCGCGCAACATGGAAGGCATGAAGTGCGACTCGCAGGGACACCCAATCATCCACAGCCGCCGCGAGGAACGCAACGTTGCGTCCAAGCACGGCTATGTTCGAGCAGAGGACTGACATGGACAGCGACGCTGAACCCATCGTGCAGGCCGAAACCCCGTCCAGCGAGGCGGGGGAGAAGGTCACGCAGGACGACACGCACTCCACCGAAGCCGTCGAGGTGAACTCGGTGGACGAGGACGATGCCATCCTTGCGCGCCTTCTCGACGACGTGGACTCCGATGACGACGAGGCTGACGTGGATTCGTCCACCCTCCCTCCCGTCGAGGAGAAGCCCGTGATCGCCTTCGACCGTGACGCGGTCGCCAAGATCCTGAAGAGGGACGGCGTACCCGACGAGGTCATCTCCTCGGCTTCCCCGGAAACGCTCACCAAGTGGGCGGAGTCCGCTGCGAAGCGACAGAAGGACGTGGACTCGTATGGCAGTCGAATGAAGCAGTTGGAGGAGCAGGTGACGAAGGGCGCGCAGCAGAATTCGACGGTGCAGGACAACACGCCTGCCCCGGCGGAGACGCCTGCTTCGGCTGATCCCTTCGCGCAGATGGCGGCGGTGTACGGCGACGATGTCGTCAGTCCCGTCCGCATGGCCTTCCAGCAGCAGCAGGAGCAGATGCAGGCGCAACTGCTGCTTGCGCAGACCCGCGCAGCCGATGTCTCGCTCCGCGTCCAGTACGGAGCCAAGGCTCCGTCCTACGACGCGGTTCTCGCGAAGATGTCGGAACTCGGGGCTGCGAAGCCGGGTGGGTACGCAAGCGTCGATGAACTCGCCGCCGCCGCCTACTCGGCCATCGTTGGATCGAAGCCGTCCGCGCCCGTGAATCCGCGCGCCAGCCAGCCGACCGCCCCGAAGGGTGGCCCGGCCCCGGTGAAGCCGCCTCCGCGCGACGAGGACGACGACATCCTTGACCAGATCATGTCGGGCGGAAACAGTCGTCTCCGTCCCGCAACACGCAAGTAAGGAGCAAGGCAAATGCCTTCGATTACCCAGTTCAACGACTTCATGCAGTCCACCGGGCCTGCGTACCTGAAGTCCGCCGATGCCGTCATCAACGAGGCCGTCAAGAACAACTACGTCCTCTCCCGTCTTCTCAAGGAGAAGGCCAGCGAGACGCTGGTTCAGGGCGGTACGTCCATCAAGGACGTGATCGTCTTCGACGACGCCTCGACCTACCAGAAGTACCAGCCCAACGACACGTTCACTTGGACGAACCCGCAGGTCACCGACACCCTGTCGGCCCCGTGGCGTTTCTCGATGGACTACATGTCGTGGACGGATCAGGAGGTCGAACTCAACGACGGCGACGCCAAGGTCATGTACAAGCGCCTCAAGCGCATCAAGGAGATGCGCATGTGGACTTCCATGCTGAACGGCATGGAGAACGACCTGTGGGCTCCGTACATCGGCAACTACGGCAACATGGAGACGGGCGGCAAGGAGCCTTACGGCCTCCCCGCGTTCATCACCGAGATCATCAACAGCGTCACCACCTTCGGTGAGCGCGGTGGCGCTCCGACCGGATGGACGAACGTCCTCGGCATCAACCCAGCCACGGACGCCCGTTGGTCGAACCAGATCTCGTTCTACGACCGTGCGCTCGACCACAACGCGACTCCGGCTTCGTTCACCTACACGAACCACAACGCCGGAACCCGTCAGGTCGGTGGCCTGTTCACCGCGATGGACGAGATGTACCTGAAGGTGCAGTTCAAGGCTCCGCTGACGCAGCGTCAGTACTTCGAGGAGACGAACTTCCAGCGCCAGATGATCCTCGCGTCCCGTCTCGGCGTGAACACCTACAAGCGCGCCCTCCGTGCGTCGAACGACATGCTCGTCAGCCCGCAGGACAGCGCCTACAACACCCCGACGTTCTCGGGCATCCCGGTCGAGTACTGCTCGAACCTCGATGATGCGGCGATCTTCCCGTCTGCCGCTGGCACGATCACGGACAACAAGTCGGGCCGCGACGGCGCGACCCTGTCAACGTCGATCACTGCCTCGGAGTCGGCGCTGACCACCATCGACAAGGGGCCGCGCTTCTGGTTCGTCAACGGCCAGTACCTCACGCCGATCTTCCACAGCACCCGCTACATGAAGAAGCACGACGTGATGCGTCACCCGAACCAGCCGTTCACTTGGGTGCAGCCCGTCGATTGCTGGTGGAACCTGTTCTGCAACAGCCGCCAGCGTCACGGCATCGTCGCCCCGGTCAAGACCACCTGATGAAGCAACGGGGGCGGGAGCGATCCCGCCCCCTCTACCACACAAGGAAGGAACACACTCATGTCCGTTCTTCTCTCTGCTAGCAACAACGGCGTGCTCGGCATCCAGCCCCGCACGCTCATCCTGAAGTGCCGCAACGCGGCTGGCGGCGCGATCGCGCAGTACGAACTCGTCCGCCTCGATCTGTCGCAGGCCAGCCTTGAGGCTGGTCAGGGCAGCGCCGCCGTCGGCTCCGCTTCCAACAGCATCTTCGCCAACGTGGTGAAGGGGCCGACCGGAAAGGGTGCGACGACCACCGGAATCTACGGTGTCGCGCAGGAAGCGATCGCTGATGGTGCTTCTGGCCCCATCATGTTCGTCGGTACGACTCCGGTCAAGGCGGCTTCCGCCACCTACGCTGCCGGAAACAACGTCGGCATTCCGGCATCCGGCCTTACTGCTGGAACCGTGACGAATGCGACCGTTACGCAGCCCATCGGCCTGTGCCTTGTCGGCGGCACCACGGTGACGCAGATCACTGTCGCTCTCGACGGCAACGTCTCGTTCGGCTCCTGATAGCGCAACCATTCACCACTGGCCGGGGAAACCCGGCCAGTGGAATTACCCATGCTTACCTACGGCGATCTCAAGAACCACGTCCTGCTTGCCATCGGCGGTCGTCCTTCGACGGCCTCCGGGCAGACCGTTGCGGAACGTCAGGCGGAGATCATCAACACCGCAGGGGAGCATCTGTTCACCCACCCGTGGAAGTTCCGGGAGGCGACCGCGAACGTCACGACGGTCGTGGCACAGTCCTACGTCACGCTTCCTTCCGACTTCGCTGAACTGACGCAGGTCTGGAAGCAGGATCAGCCTCTGTGGATTCAGTCCCCGGAGGAGGTCGAGACTGCTCGGCAGACGAACTACCCGGATCTGACGTGGCGCGCCTACGTCAAGACGGTGCTTCCGACGACGCTTGCCCCGACGCAGTCGTTCCGTCTGGAGTTGTATCCGACGCCGACGAGCGCGGAGTCCCTGAAGGTGCTGTATCGAACCGGGTGGCAGTCGGTCACCAGTTCGACTGCGACCTCGGAGGTCATCTCGATCCCGAAGCACGTCGAGGCGACGCTCATCTCGTATGTCCGCGCCGTAGCGGAAGCATACGAGGACGGGCAGCAGAGCCAGCGGTTCGCGGAGATCGAGGCTGGCCCGATCTTCGGCGCGGCCAAGCAGAAGGACGGAATGGTGCAGAGCCATTTCGGTCAGGTACAGCCGAACCTGTGGCGTTCCGGAACGCGAAACGGCCCCGGCTTCATCATCCTCAACCCAGTGCAGAATCCCTCGTAAGGAACGACCATGAGCCTCATTGGACTGAATCCCACGATCACCGCAACCCGGACGCTGACTGCCCCTATGGAGGTGGCATCTCCGTCCAACCTGACCCTTCCGTCCTCGCTGACGGTTCGCAACGGCACGACGACGACGCCAGTGACGGTTACGTCCGGCGCTACGGCGGGAATCGTGCTTGGCGCGCGCTTGAACTACGCCAAGATTCAGACGGCGTCGAGCGCGTCCGGAGGAACCGTCGTCCTGCACGTCATCGGCTGGAACCGTGGAGACGACGGCTACTGGCGTCCGCAGTTGCTGACGACCTGCACCGTTACCGCTGGTGCGGCAACGACCTCTGTGAACAGCGCGAACCAGTACCTCGGCCTGACCTACGTCAAGAACTTCGGTGACTGCAAGATTTACAACGGCAACATCGCTGCCGTGTACGGCGGGTTCATCATCGTCGATCTGTGCGGCGCGGAACTGGTCGAGATCGCCATGACCGCGTCCAGCACCCCGACCGCCAACGCCCTCATCGGGTTCATCTGATGCACGCACGCAACCGGACATGGCTGCTCGGCTCTGACCCGGTCGAGCGTTGTCGGCACAGGACTGGCCTCATCGACAGTCCGGACGGCTCCACGCTCTCGCTCGACTTCACCACGGGCGTCCTCGACCCGCGCCTGACGTTCACGCGCGGAACCAACGCCACCTTCATCAACTCGCAGGGGTATGTGGAGTGGGCGAACTCCAATATGTATTGGAACACGGCGTTCGAGGGTTTGAGTGGATCGAACCCATCATTGACCTCCTCTGGCTGGGGATACGCTATTGCAACTGGCGGAACTGCCGTCTTCAACGGAGACGGATCGGTTACGGTTACAACGACGGCTGCGGAGCGCAGAGCGATCGTCCGTTCGTCCGGATTCTCTGGTGGCGGTCTTCGTGTCGTTGCATCGGTTGATGTAACGATTGCCTCCGGATCGCTACAGGCAAGCCAAGTGATCGTCACGGGTACTCCGACAAACGCGCAGCACTACGTCAATGGTGTTGCGTGGAACAGTTTGCATCCGCTTTGGAACGGCGGCATCCTTCCTGTCGGTACGCAGTTCAACATTGCCTACGCGACCGACTCTGTGACAAGCGGCACGACGAACATGTATTTCGGTGTCGGATGTTCGTCGGTGATCGCCGGATCTGCCACGTTCTCAAATCCGCGCTGGACGATGTGGAAGGGAAGCGGAACTGTTCCGTACTACCCGAACACCTCCGCGACAAACAACAGCACGGCCAACTACTTCAAGTCGAACGACTACCAAGCCCCCCGCTTCGACTACGACCCGACCACGCTCCAGCCTCGCGGACTGCTGATTGAGGGAAGTTCCGACAATACTGTCAGGAACTCAAACGACATCTACACGACCGGATTCTGGGGAAACAGCGTCGGTATTACGGCAACACAAGATACATCCATCGCCGATCCGTCTGGCGGTACGCAGACATGCAAGATCGTCAAGGCCGCCGGAACGCAATTTGTCGTCCGTAACCAAATCGTTCCTACTGTTACGGTTCCAGCAGGTTCGACGGTGAATGTGACTGCGTCTATTTGGATGCGAATGAACGGCGCTGGGCAAGCAGCAGCAACGCTGGGGATTTTCGATGGCGGCGGCACGGTCTTTGGAACGAGAAACGGCGTGTATGTCAGCAATCCAGCCGTAACGGCATCTTCCGGCAGCGGTGCTGATGTTGATTTCACGTTCGGTTCTGTGACCGGATGGGTGCGAGTTGGTGTTACGAGAAGCATCACCAACTCAACTGGATCTCCGGTTTCCTACGCAAATCTCGGCTTCTACATCTATCCGGATAGGAACAGCACGACCACCGCGACGATCTTTGTGTGGGGCGCACAGTTCGAAATCGGAGCAGGAGTCAGCAGCCTAATACCGACCGGGGCAAGCACGGGGAGCAGGGCGTTCGATTCCTGCGTGATGGACAACATCACCTCGCTCCAGTACAGCACTACGAACGGTTCGATGTACTACGAGGGGCGTTTCTCGCAGTTGAATACCTCGTCGTTTCCGTGGCGCATGGGATTCACAAACGAACCAGCGCCGGATCAGCGTACATTTGGTTTCTTGACTAACTCCGGTGGTTCTTCCGTTGAAGCAAAGGGGCCGGGAGGAACTCCGACCGCAAATGTCGGTACGCCCATTGCGCTCAACACCGACTACAAACTTGCATGGAGCGTAGATACCGCACTTGCAACCGGGGAGGTTCGTAGGTCAAGCAACGGAGGCGCGGTATCTGTGTCTGGAGCGACCGCAATGACAGTCACCGGAACACCTACGTACTTCATGTTCGGCCAGAAGGGCTATGGAGCCTTCTTCCCGGCTGGCACGATCAAGGCTGCGAAGTACTGGCCGACCACGCTTTCTGACGCACAACTCCAAGCCATCACCACCTGACATGGATTACCTACTCCGGTCAACCACCGAATCCGACCTCGACGATGCCCTCATCGCCGCAGGGCTTGCCGAGGAACGCACCGACGAGGACGGCGAGGTCATGGTGCTGCCCGTCACAGGGGTGACGCTCGACCGCATCGGGCCGATCCCGGCACAGGTGGACGAGGAGGGCGTGATCGTGCGACCGGGCGACAATCGCTTCCACGCGAACATCCGCGTGGCCTTTGAACTCACGAAGGAGCAGGAAGATGCGCTCCCCACGTTTGACCCGCTCCCAACTATCCCGTATCGCGTGTTCATCTAAAGCCATGACAATCGAAAAGACGAACATCAAGGTGAGCCTGTCCACGGCGAACTGGATCGCGCTCTGCGCGATTGCCCTCACGCTCGTCGGAATGCTCCTTCCCGCGTATCTAAACCACGACCGCCTGCTGATGCAGGTCGTGACGAATCAGGACAGCATCAGCAAGCGCCTCGACAAGATCGAGGAGAAACTGGAAAGGCACGACCGATGAGCGAGATCATCAAGAACTCTTCGTGGAAGACCACTGGCGCTGGCGTGGCGGCGATCGTCGTGGCGGTCGGCTCCGTCCTAACCGCCCTGACCGACAACGACCCGCTGACCGTCCCGGACTGGGGCGCGCTGGCCGCTGCGTGCATCGCTGGCGTCGGCCTGATCTTCGCCAAGGACAACAAGAAGGCCGAGTGACGTGTATGAACTCGTCAGAGCCATCGTCATGTCGCTGCTCCAGTGGGCGCATTCCGTTCTTCCACGAAGAGGTTCGGGCGTTGACGCTCCTGCTGATCATTCTGTCCTTCGTCGCGGTGGCTCTCGCATTCGCGACTGGCTGCACGCGCACGGTGCTGGTAAGCGAGAGCAGCCCGATCAGGACGGGGCCGCAGGTGCGGGGCAAGGTGTACGTCAAGACGGCTGACGGCTGGCAGTTGGGCGACAACGAGGTTCGCATCCCTGAAGGCTGGTACTGCGTGCCGCCTTCGTTCGTGGAAGAGGACAAGTAATGGCGATCAAGTTGCAGATCCGTCGCGGCACCGCGTCCAACTGGACGAGTTCCGACCCGACGCTTGAGTCCGGTGAGATCGGCTACGAAACCGACACTGGAAACGTCAAGATCGGTGACGGAACCAACCCGTGGACTTCGCTCGGCTACGTCTCCAGCACCTACCCACAGGTTGCTGTGTCCGGCACGGACATCAACGCAGCCGGGTACAGCGTGCAGGGTCGGTATCCGATCGCCACGACGGTCACGTCGAACGTCCCGTCCGCGTGGACGCCTGCGTCCGACGGCCCCGGCGTCCTGCACGTCACCAAGTTGTCCGGCGGCACGATCGCGCAGTTGCTCGTCTCGACCAAGACGCAGAAGGCGTTCGCGCGCGGCTACGACGGCAGCGCGTGGACGACGTGGGTGGCGGTCAGCCAGTATGCGGGGAGCATCACGGTCACGGAACTTGCCAACGACGCCGTCGAGACGGCGAAGATCAAGAGCGCGACCGGAACCAGCGACGGCGTCACCGACGCGAAGTTGCGTCAATCGACCGCAACATCCGTCATTGGTCGTTCCGCGAACTCGACTGGCGCTCCCGCCGACATTGCGGCAGGATCCGATGGACATGTGCTTCGACGTTCAAGCGGGACGCTTGGATTTGGAACGATCGTAAATGCCAACGTCGATGCTTCCGCAGCAATTGCGTACAGCAAGTTGGCGAATCTCGGTGCTGCTGGCGTCCTCGGCGCAACTGCTGCTGGTGCAGTTGCAGCACTTACCAGTGGATCAGGTGGTACTGCCAAGACGGCCCTTGGTCTTGGAACCGCTGCATATGACGATAGTGGCACGTTCCAGCCAATTCTGTCAGCATCAGCAGGCCCGGGTCAGGTCATTATTAGAAGTGGCGTCGGCGGCAGTGCTGGTGGGCCATCTCTGTCTGTCGGCGCAACCGGACAAAGTTGGATTGCAATCGTGATGAACGTAAAAATTGATTCGATTGCCAGCGGTGGAAACACCGGAACACAATCAGTAACAGTCGTTACGGCTGCAACGTCATATACGCCAGCCAACGGCTGGCTCACAATCGTTATTGGTGTTCGCCTCTCCTGATGCCATACTCCCCGGTCACACTCCCGTATCGCGGCGTCAGCGTGGATTCCTCGTATTCCGCGCTGCCTCCGGGCTTCACCGCGCAGGCGATGAACGTGATCCCATACGACGCCTACAAGGGGAAGTTGCGGCTCGGACAGCGCAGGCCGCTTCTCGGGGCGTATCAGTTCAACACGGATCCGTCTGCTACGACACGAGAGGTGCAGGTGATCCTGCGCGCGGATGCTTACGTCGGAGGTGTACTTACCCAGCGGTGCATCGTGGTGGCTGGTGGAGAGGTCTACATCATCGACAACGGCGGTACGGCAGATCACTGCGGTCGCGGAGTCTTGTCTGCTATGAAGTCCAGCGGACACATTGGCGCTGCGGTATTTGGACAGTACTGCTACTTTGCGGACGGAGAGTTCTATCGAAAGTTAGACATCACCGATCCTGCTCCTTCGGTCGTTGAGTGGACGCACGCAAATGGCCCGAACAACTACGTTGGTAGTGGGTCAGATCGAGCATCGTTGCTTGTTCGATTCGGCGGTCGTCTCGCGTTGTCTGGCCTCAAGTCCGCTCCGAACAACTGGTTCCTGTGCCACATCAACGATCCGGACGACTGGAATCCAAGCACGAACTCCCATGATGCCGTCGCTGGCGTGTCATCGACGCGCTTCGGCGTTCCCGGTGAGCCGATCGTCGCGCTCGTCCCCGTTGGCGAGAGCGGCCTGCTGTTCGCCGGACGGCACACAATGACATACCTGACCGCAGACCCGGTGGTCACGGACGCTCGGCTGATCGAACTGTCCCGTTCGGTCGGCATCGTGTCCGAGCGTGCATGGTGCGCATCCGACGCGCAGACCATCTACATGATGGCGCAGGACGGGCTGTACCGCGTCCAGCCGAACGACTTTCAGGTGACGAAGAGCGGTCGCATTACGAGCGGTCGCCTTGACACCTTCTTCCAGCAGCAGAAGTTCGACGCCCTGAACTGCGTGCTTGGCTACGACGCGGAGGCGCAGAACGTCTACTGCATGATGTCGCGCACCGACCTCCCGGCAAGCAGCGTCCACCTGCTCTACAGTCAGGCAACGGACGCCTTCTGGCCGATCCAGACCGGATGGCCTGCGTTCCATGCCCCGACCTGCTGCGGCGACTTCCCGTTCGGTGACTCTCGCGCCCCGATCCTCGCATTCGGAAGCGAGGATGGCTACATCGGGTGGTTCGACCGCGACCTCGTGTCCGGCGTGGACGGTCAGGCGGCGGTCGGGTACAAGGGGGTCAGCGACTTCACCGTGGACAACACGGAGGCGGCGGCGCAGAAGATCACCAGCAGCCTGACGTTCGGCCCTGTGCTTCAGCCGTCGCTCGGTCAGGTGATGATGAAGGACGTTCGCATCGAACTGACGATGGACGAGCCGATCGAGGAGGCTGCGTTCAACACTCCTGTTGAGCGTCTGTCCGGGCCGTTCGCGTCGATTCTGTCGGGTCAGACTGCCGAGGAGGCGATCGGAGAGAACATCACCTCCGTGACCGTGACCGAGGATCCTGACTTCCCGGAGGTGCTGGTTGACGCCGGAAACCAGCCTGCGACCGGGAATCCGACGTTCACGACCACCTACGACTGCGGCGTCTACAACACCTCGTGGTCTACGGCGACGGACAAGGCGCTCGACCTGTTCTACGAGACGGAACTCGCCGGGACGTATTTGACTTCCGACACCCTCATCACCGACCCGACCGGGCGTACCTACACCAAGCAGGTCAACCAGATTTACAACGTCGGCACCACGCCTCCAGACTGGGTGATCCGGCACGCAACCAGCCCGACTGCGACCATGATGTCTCGGGACACCACCCTTCCCGGCACGTCGGCTGACACCCCCGGCGGAACCTACGTCTATGCGTCGGCGCAGAAGTCTGCCGGATTTGCCCTGCCTTCGGACATCACGTCCCCGCGCTACACGGTCAGCAGCGCGACCTACGACAACACCAACCAGAACCCGCTCGGGACGCTGCTTCCCGGCAGGAACGACGCTTTCCGGTGCCGGATCCGGGATCAGGCGGCGTATGTGCGAATCGAAAGCCTTGGCGTACCTTGGGCTATCGAGCGCATGGCCGTGCTGGTCGAGCCTTACGGCCACACCAAGAACGTGAAGGGAACCTACTGATGGGCCTGTTCAGCAACCTGTTCGGAGGCGAAACCGACTACACCGCTGCGATCAAGCAGATGGAGAAGGGTTACGCCGGAGCGCGTCGGTACGCCAATGCGGAGTACGGGAAGATCATCGACAACTTCCTGAAGGAGCGGACGGCGAATGCCGCCGTGTACTCGCAGGCGTACAACAGTGCCGTCAAGCAGTACGGCGACGTGATGGCGCAGTCACGCGCCGCGTTCGCTGCCGCTGGCAAGGAGGCGTACAAGACGCTTGAGTCCGGACGGGATGCCACGCTCGGCCTGCTGAAGCAGCAGACGGATCTTGCCGTCGCGCGCCAGCAGTTGAGCGGGATGCTGACCGGGCTTTCCAACACCACGTTCGGGCAGGCTGCGGTGAACGCGGTCGCCGCGCAGGGCGCGCTTCAGGCAGGTGCGGTGCAGGAGCAGTACGCGCAGACCCTCGCGTCCGCGCAGATGGCGCAGGCGTCCGCGATCGCGCAGATGGAGCAGAACGCTGCGCAGAGCCTGTTCGGTGCCGGACTCGGCAGCGCGCAGTACCAGAGCGGCCAGTACCAGCAGTACACGGCTGCGGCGCAGGCTGCTCGTGCGGCGCAGATGCAGCAGAACATCGGTCTGATGACGCGCCCGATCGAGAATCGGTACTCGGCGGAGACGCAGAAGGCCATGATGGACATGGCCTCCGGCAACGCGCTCGGCGGCGCGCTGCTCGGTGCAGGCATCGGCGCGATTGCCGAGGGAATCGGCGGCGGCGTCGGTCAGGCTCTTTCGCCGTTCGGTCAGGCATTCGGAGGACAGCGGTAATGAGCAGTTTCATGGCAAACGTCGGTCTTCGTTCCGCGATGCAGACGCTTCCGCAGGTGCAGCCGAAGGAGGCTTCCGGGTGGGACAACTTCCTGTCCGGCGCCGGGCGCGTCGGCGGCAGTTTCCTGATGGGACTTGCCGGAGGCTTGCAGAACTACAACCCGAACAACCCGTACAGTTCGTTCGGCGCGGCCATCACCGCCGCGACTCCCGGTCTTCAGGTCGCCCTCGCGCGTCCTGCCGCGGAGGCGCGTGCGGAGTTCGGTCGTGAGCAGGAGCGGCTGTCCACGCTGTCGAAGGAAGCGACCGCGGAGGAGATCGCGCAGGGTCAGGCGTCCCGCGCGTCGGTGATGTCCGAGGGTCTTGGCAACGTCAAGATGACCGACATCGCGGCAGGCATCTCGCAGCCTGTGAAGCAGAAGGAACCCTACGACTTCAACGTCGGGATGTACCCGTCCATCATGCAGCAGGAGGCGCCGCCGAGCGCGTCCGGTCGCGTCCGCAACCTGATGCTGGGGATTCAGCGATGAGCGCAATGCCGAACATGCCGGAGCCGACCGACTTCAGCCAGCAGCCTCCGCTCACGCTGAACGAGGGGTTCCAGCGTCCCGTCGAGGAGAAGCAGGTCGATGTCCTCGACGACGACGAGATGCTTCGCAAGGCGGCTATGGATCCGCGAGGAAGCAAGGAGATCGCGCCCTACGGCTCCTACGAGGCCGTGGATCAGGCGCTCTCGAACGGCTACTACACGGGTCTGGAGGCGATGGACTTCGGCACCCTTCCGGACGGCACGCCCGCGGCGCTGTTCACCGACAAGAACGGGCAGCGTCAGGCGATCCGGATGACGAACGAGCAGTGGTTTGCCGCGATGCAGCAGCGCGCGGAGGGCCGAATCTCGATGGCGCAGCAGATGCGCCGCACCCGTGACGCGAAGCGGCTTCAGGCTCCCGTCGCGCAGATGGCGAAGGAACTGGAGGCTTATGCCCCCGGCTTGAGCGAGTTCGCGTCGATCGGTCTTGAGCGCGACCCGATGGGGACGTACTCGACCATCCAGCGGTTCTACGACCGTGCCACCGCAGGCGACCGCGAGGCGATCGCGGAGATGCGGCAGATGGCCGACAGGACGCAACTTGAGGTGTCGCAGGCACTTGCGGACAACTGGGCCGTCCAGACCAACGAGCAGTACGCGCTCATGCAGCGCGGCTTCGTGGAGAACGAGTCGATCCCGGAGGAGATCCGGGCGCAGCGGGTGCAGGAGATCAAGCGGTGGCAGATGAACACCAACCGCTTCGCCTTGCTTGCCCCGCCTGCTGCCGGGATCAAGAGGATGGCGAGTTTCCCGTCCTACTACTTCAGCCAGTCGAACCCCGGCGCGCTTGATGACCTTGCCGACATGGCGATTCAGCAGGTCGGGTATGACAGCATCATGGGCATTGCCCAGCAGCAGCGGATTCCCCTGCTGTTGCAGGAGGCGCAGCGCCTGACCCGGAACATCGGGTGGACGATGCCGTACAACGCAGCCGACATCGACATCGTCAGCCAGACGATCGCCAACAGGCTGTCCCGCGCCCCCCGGTTCCAGATCCAGCCGCAGGATCAGATCGGCCAGATGTCCCCGTACTCGCAGGCGGGCATCCGCGGCGGGGTGTCGGAGATGCGCCGCGGTCAGGCGCAGGAGCAGTACCAGCAGGATCTTGAGCAGGCCAAGTTGCAGCGTGAGCAGGCAATGGGTGAGCGGACGATGCAGGAAGGCCGCAGGGCGGGCGCACAGGCGACCGTGAGCGAAGAGGAGGCCCGCCTGCTCCGCGAAGGAACCGAAGGCGCTACGGGCGCTCCTAGCGCCCCTGCGCGGGGTGCTGGCGCCGCTGCCGCCACAGGCACCATGCCTGCCCAGTTGCGGATGCAGTTGCAGGACGCCGGGATTCAGATTCCGGAGGGTGTGGATCCCATGTCGTTCCTCGCGGATACTGCCGAACAGTTGGCCGCTTCGACCAACCCTACCGACCGGGCGCGCCTCGGGATCATCTACCGAATCGCGGCACAACTCCGAAACCGATAACCAATGTCAACCTTCGACTCCGCGTTTGACCGTATCAAGAACGCCGCCTCTTCCGCTGGTCTTGACACGGGGGGCGCGGTTTCAGATCCGTTTGAAAGGATCGCCAAGGCGGCGGCATCGGCGCAGCCGGGTGCTGCTCCGGGCGCGGCGGCGGGGGAGCAGGATCTTCAGCAGATCGCGGCGGCGGACTATCAGAACGAGTTGGTGATCCCGGAAGTGCTTCCGATGCTTCCGGAGGCGCTGCGGTTCCCTTCGATTCAGGCGGAACCGAGGGAAGTCGAGCGCGGACTCCGCCAGACTATGGCGCAGGCTGCGCAGGCAATCGCCACTCCCGGCCTGCGGGCAAAGTTCTTTGAGTCGGTTCTCGACCCGTGGTTCGCCGTTGCCGCGCCCTACGCGCGCCCGATGGCTCCCGTCATGGGTCGTATGGCCTCGCAGGCTCTGGAGCCGTCCGGCTCGGGGCTGACCGTTGACGACCTGCGGACGGAGCAGATCGCCGCCCGCGGTGCTGCCGAAGGCATGGCGGCTGGTCAGCAGCAGGGCGTAACGGGCGACGTTGCCCGTGCCATCGGCCAGACGCTGCCGCAGTTCGCCGGGGTCGCCGGGGCGATCGCCACTGGCGGTGCCGGGCTTCCGGTGGTCGCGGCCAACATTGCGTCGCAGGCGACTCTCCCGCTGTCGGCATGGACTGGCGGGCAGTTGGCGTACCTCGACGAGATCGACGCCAAGCGTGCGCAGGAGGCACTGGAAGGCAAGGAACTGTCCCAGTACAGCGTGGACGAGATGCAGCGACGCGCCACGGCGTCGGCCATGATCCAGACCGGAACGGAAGTCGTCGGCGCCGGACTCGCCGGGCGTGCCATCGGGACGATCGGCGCGAAGATGGTCAACAGCAAGGTCGGTCGTTCTGCGCTCGGCGCGCTGTCAGAGCGCGGTGCGCCCATCGTGCAGAAGGCGATGGCAAGCAAGGCCGGGCAGGCTGGCGCGGAGGCGTTCGCGCGCGTGTCGCAGGGGACGATGCGGTTCCGGAACGGGTTCTTCGGTGATGCGGCGAGGCTTGTCGCCACGTCTGCCGCCGAGGAAGGTGCCGAGGAACTGGGAGCAGCGATCCTTGAAGCCCCGTTCACCGAGGCTCCGCTGTCCAAGGATCTGTCCGACGGCCTGTACAGCGCCTTCATCGGCAGTGTCGCCGGAGGCATCGGCGGCGGCGTCGGCGTGACCGGGGCGGTCGCTGGTCGTGCCATCAAGAACAGGCAGGACGCATTCCGCCCGGAGACGGACGCGGAGATTCGCCTGCGTCAACTGCACTCCGACGCCATGAAGGCGCGGACGAACTGGACGGAGGAACTGGACGACACGCAGCAGGCCGAGGTTGCTGTCGCGCTGAACAACCTGAACGGAATGAATCAGGAGGAGCGCGGCATCTTCCTGCGGGAACTGTCTGACAGGCGTGCGCAGATCAGAGCCAAGGTCGAGTCGCTGCTTGCCCACCGTCAGGATCTTGACGCTGCACTTGCGCCCGCGCTGGAGTCGCAGCGGACGTTCGAGGCGGGAGCGCAGAACCGCGAGGCGCAGCAGGCAGTGATCGCGGAGGCGCAGGCTGCGCTCGACAGGGCGGAAGCCGACTATCAGGCAGCGCGCGATGCGCTTGCCGAGATGCAACTGGCGCAGGAGCAGGCTGGCGTTCCGCGCGTTGCCCGCCGTGGTCGCAAGATCGTCACCCCGGCGCAGCGGCAGCAGGCGGTCACGGATGCGCAGGCTCTCGTCAACGAGGCCACGCGGGCGTTGCAGTCTGCCCGTGCGGACGCCGACGTTGCGGTCGGCCTCGAACTGTCTCCCGGCCAGTCCATCGACCCGACCGAGGCGGTGGACGACATCCGCCGTCAGGTCGAGGAGACGGACGCGGAACTGCGGATGCTGACGAACGACCACATGATCGCCAACGCGACATACGCGGCGGTGTCGGAGAAGTTGTCCGACATGCCGATGGATGTCATGCAGCGCCAGAGCGACGAGGTTCTGTCCAACCTCGGCAGAAGCGTCGGCGTGGACATCAAGCCCGTCAAGGCTCCGAAGACTGGCGGTCGTATCCAGCGCGAGATGGAGTCTCTTGGCATCAAGGTCGTGTGGTTTAGGCCGTCGAGCAAGAAGTTCAACAGCCCCGGCTTCCACACGCTGGAGACTCGCGGGACGATCTACCTCAACGCCGACGCCAACATGTCGAGCGTGCGCGCCAAGGCGTACCACGAGGTGTTCCACGACATCCAGATGTTCCGTCCGGAGATTGCAGAGGCGTACTCGCAGCAGGTCGGTCTTGCCCCGATCTACGCAGCAGGCGCGCAGTACGCGGAAGGACAAGCGGAGTCCGCGGCCAAGGGTCGCGCAGACGCATTTGCACGCATTCAGGCTGCGGTCGCCGCTGCCGGGATCGAGGGCGTGGACGTTGAGGTTCCTGCTGCCGTCAGCCGGATCGGCGCTGCGCGTCTTGAGCAGGAGGGTCAGGCGGAAGCGTTTGGCCCGACCGCTGCCCGTGTCGGCGGACGCGGCGTCCTGTCGCCTCTCGTTCGTTTCGCAGCCCGCCGCGGCCTGATGGGTCGCGAGGTCGCCGGGGCGATGTCGGTGATCGACGCCGTCGCCCGTGCCGCTGCCGTCGAGAAGGCCGCGGGCGTGAAGCCGGACGCGACACTGTCACCGCTTGGACGGACGCTGCTGTGGATGGAGGACATGAGCGTCGATATCCCTGCGGAGATCGAGCAGGCATCGCAGCCGGAGGCAGAACAGGCGCAGCCCGCCGCTCCGCAGGCGCCGCAGGCGCAGCCAGCCGGAGTGTCGATGGCACGCGACATTGACGGTGCTGACGACGAGATTCGACTGATTCCGAACGGAAAGGCAGATACGCTTCGCAAGTCCGTCGAGGTTCCTTCCGGCGTTCGCTTGGTACTGGAGGACTGGGACGGTGAGGTGTTCGTCGGAAACCTGAATGTTCCGGAGCGTGAGCGCGGAACCGGGATCGGTTCATCCGTGATGCGATCGCTCGTTGCGCAGGCAGACAGAGATGGCACGACTCTGTTCCTTGCTCCTGCCGGAGAGCCGGGATCGGAGTATGCCAACAGGCTTGTCGCGTTCTACAAGCAATTCGGATTCCAGCCCGGCAGTCGATTCGGAGATGTCGGTGGCCTTGACGACGCAGAGACGATGTCGAGAGCGCCCGGCATCAGCATGTCCCGCGAACTTTCAGACGAACAAAAGCAGGCGATGCGTTCCATCGCTGAATTGCAGCGTGGAGAGCCAGAGGACGCAATGCTCCTTGTCCAGAATGCCACTGGAGGAGGAGTGCTGAACACAGTTGTCGAGCATGGCGGCGATATCGTCAATCGAATCGCCGGAGGACTTGCCGACTTCGATCAGGCCAATCTGCTGAACGAGCCGTTTCTGAAGACTCGTCGCGTGCTTGGACTGCTTTCGCAGCCTTACGGGTTTGAGAAGGAGATGATGGAGAATCTGCGCGATCATTCGCGCACTACTGGAAGACCAGTGGAAGAGATTCGGGCGGAGGTTGATGCGCGCCTGCGCGACTTTGCGAACGCCCATCGAAAGATTCCGAACATCACGTTGCCGATTCGTCTGGCAAATCAAGCCAACATTGCCGTTGGCGAGGGACGATTCGATGACGCCGCGTCTCTGTTCCGACGATTGCTCACTTTGATTCAAGATGAGCAGCAATATGAAATCGAGGCGCGAAAGATTCTTTCGACGCCATCAGGCATCAGCATGGCGCGCGAACCGCGCCCGCTGTCGTCATTCACTCCCGAGTGGCGCGAGTGGTTCGGTGACAGCAAGGTCGTTGACGATCAGGGACGACCATTGGTTGTGTACCACGCAACACGCGCTGCCAAGGATTTCGGTGAATTCAAGATCACCAAGGATCTTGGATTTCACTTCACTCCAAACGCTGATTCTGCAAACCGCGCGTTGCGCACGCGGATGGGCGGGGAAACACAGACTGGTGGCGCTCGTATCTATCCGGTGTATCTGTCCATCAAGAATCCGATCAGGATTGAAGAGACAGGAAGTGTGTTGTTTGGTGATATTGGTGGATGGGAGTTTGGAGATTTGATTGACCAGTTTTATCTCAAAACAAAGCGGAAGGAATCAAACTTGTTCCGATACGAACCGGAACGATTTGAGTTTGATGTTCCAGAAGGGATGGATACAGACGAAGCCATGCGCCGTCGTCTTGTAACTCGGACAAAAGCAAGATCGGGATTGATCGACGAAACTCCGATGCAATACACGGCACGGATTTACAAAGAGATTCGCGATCAATACGGAGAACTACCGATCAAGAAGCGCAATAGCATCGCGCTGAAGCGATTTGCTGCTGATGTTCGCAAACTTGGATTTGATGGCTTTGTCTACAAGAACGTCGTCGAGCGTGGCGGCGATAGTTGGATCGCGCTTGATTCCAACCAGATCAAGTCCGTCTTCAACGAGCGCCCTACCTCCGCGCCCGGCATCAGCATGGCGCGCGAAAGCGATGCCGAAGCGGCCAGCCTGCGCGAACAGATCGCCGTGCTTCAGCGCCAGATCCGCGACGTGCAGAACGTCACCGCTGCACAGCGCACCAACGCCATCCGCGAGGTTCGTATCCTCGAACGCCGCCTGCTGACCGCGGAGCGCGTCGCGGAGCAGAAAACGTTGCAGGCGACCCGCGCCAAGATGCGCGTGGAACTGGAGCGCGAGGCGGCGAAGGAGGACATGGCCGCTGCCGACGCGCAGATCGCCAAGTTGCAGACCCGTCTTGACTCCGCGAAAGCATCCGTGGAGTCGCTGAAGCAGGAACTCGGGTCGCTTCGTCGCGGCGAAAACCTTGAGCAGCGCCTCGCTGACGCGGAGGAGACGGCGCAGCGCGCCATCGACTTCGCGTATGCCATCGGTCGGCGCGAGGGCTTGGTCGCTGGCGAGATCGAGGGTCAGCGGAAGGGACGCCGAGAAGTTCGGAAACTAACGGAACGTCTCGGAGAGGTCGGTTCTGCGCTGGAAGAAACGCAGGCCACGATGGAGGAGGAGGCTGCTGCCGCGCAGGGACGAATTGACCTTGCCTACGCCATCGGTCGTCGCGAGGGCTTGGTGTCCGGGCAGGTGGCCGGGCAGAAGCAGGAACGCCGCGTCGTCCGCAAACTGTCGGAGCGGCTTGCCATCGTGGAGGAGCGGCTGAACACTGCCGTGCCTGCTCTTCGCGAGGCTCGTCGGCAGATCAAGCAGGACGCTGCGGCTGCGCAGCGCGCGATCAACTTCGCATACGGCATGGGACTCGCGAAGGGTCGCGTGCAGGGCGTGATGGAGGGCCGTCGGCAGGTTCTGAAGCGGATGGCGCAGCGGGAGGACACGCTCCAGCGGCAGTTGTTCGAGTTGCGCGAGATGTCGCGGATGCGTGCCGACCAGAAGGAGCAGGTGGCAGACGCCGTGCGCCGGATCGCTGCCGACGCGGCGAAGATGCTGCCGGAAAGCCTTCGCGGCCCGCTTGCCGTCAAGATCGCCAACGCCAAGACGCTGGCGCAGGCCAACAGGATCGCCGTAGACGCGGTGAAACTTGCGGTGGATTCGGAAATCAAGAAGTCTCTCGCTGCGATCGTCGATCTCCGAAAGAAGTTCAACAAGCGCGGCATGACCTATGCGGCGCGGACGAGGATCGAGGCACTTCTGGCGCAGGCGGAGGCCGGACTGAAGACGACGAGCGGGCAGCGACTTCGCGCTGCCGTCCAGACGCAGCGTGGTGCTGCCCCAGTGCTTGTCAACGCAGTCGATATGTACGCAGCCGTGGTCGATGCAGCCGCGTTGGTCGAGCAGGCCAATCTCCTGTACACGCTCGACAGGCAGCAGTACATCGCCGCGCGCGCTGCCCGAATTCAGTTCATCGCGCAGACGAAGCAGGAACTCGTCACCAACATGCAGGGGCGCCCCGTTCTTTCCGAGAGGGAACGAGCGGATAGAGGTCTTCGCGTCCCGCTGTACAAGCGCATCGCCCGTGCCAACAGCGATTTCTACACTCTCTCGCTTGAGGTCGAGGGAACCGAGTCGGGCGCTCTCTACAAGATCCTCCGAAGGCTTCAGGAGGGCAAGAACGAATCCTCGCTTGAGTATGCGTCGATCCTGAATTCCCTCGAACCGACCATCCGCGCAGCCGGATACGCCACGCTCCCTGATTTCCTGCTTGCGATGGGCAAGATGGGCGAGGCATCCGCGGAGATCGTGACGGTTACGCTCGGCGGTCAGCAGGTGAGCATGTCGCTCGGTCGTGCGCTCGATCTTGCGGCGATGGACGACCAGACTCTGTCGCAGTTCCCTGACAATCCCGGAGACAGGAAGCAGCCGATCACGTTCGAGGAGGCCAAGACGACTCGGCTGATTTTCCCGACTCGTTCGGAGATCATCGCGCTTCGTAACTCGATTGCGCCGGAGAAGCGCGCGCTGTACGAGAAGATGAAGGAGGTTCTGGAGACGATCAAGCCTCGTCTGTTCCAGACGTACTTCGAGATCACTGGTGAGCAGCCTCCGGAGGTTCCGGGCTACTGGCCGATCAGCCGCGTGACGGACGCCGCTGCGGCTGGAGCGGAGATGCAGCAGGCGAACGTCCTCATCAGAAGCGCGCTGACGAACGTCGGCTTCATGCAGCAGCGTTTTGAGAGCAACAAGCCGCTTCTGGTTCAGGACGCATTCTCGCGATGGGAACGGCACGTTCAGGTCGCGCTCGACATGGTGCATATGGCATCCGAGTATCGCGAGGCGATGACGCTGCTCGGAGACGGGGACATCGTCGAACTGATCGACAGGCAGATGGGTGCAGGAACCGCGGCAGGAATGCGCGCCATCCTCGCTAACGGCGTCGGCGCGACGGCTCGGACGCAGTCCAACGCGATCGACAGGTGGACGAACAACGTCACCGGGGCGACCCTCGCCCTCGGCCCGACCACCAACGCGAAGATCATCGTCGGCGGTCAGGTCAGGCTCGGAAGCGAGATCCCGCCGGGATACTGGGCGCGCGGCGTCGGTCGTGCCTCGCGTTTCCGCACTCCGGCACAGTGGTCTGCGCGCGTTGCGGAGATTCACTCGCTCAACGGCTACTTCATGCGCCGCCACCAGATGCAGATGCGGTCGATCGTGAGCGGCACGATGTCGGATCAGCAGCGGGTGAACCTGTCCACCGCGTGGCGGTCGATGATCGACGGGTTCCGGGCGACCGGGCAGTCCGCGATTGCATTGCAGTTGCAGGATGC